TCGCGGGTATCGCAGGGTCAGTGCTCGCGCTGACTGTCATCGGTGGGTTTGCTGCGGCGTCCACGTTCCAGTCGGCGCCTGCGCCTGCTCCCGTTGTGGTCGTCACCGTCGCGCCGACCGTGGTTGAGACCGTTGCCCCCGTTGTGGCTCCGACCACTCAGGCTCCCGTGGTCAAGGCCCCCACTCCGGTAGAATCAACACAGGCACCCGTTCAGGTTGCCCCAACATCGGAGGCACCAGTGGCCGTCAAGTCCCCAGCACCCGTCAAGGCAGCGCCAGCGCCTCCTGTGTCCACAGCCAGGGACGCGGGCGGCAACCTCATCCCGCCTGTTGCGCCTGTCCAGCCCGCTAATATCCAGATCGACGGGCATGGCGTCCGGATCCCAGTTCCCACGCCGTAATTACCGGAACCAGAGGATCGACCCGGAGACCTCGGCAGCGTTGGATGTGTTGGCGGCCCATGTCTGGTACATGGTGCTGGCGACGACGGTAATCGTGAACGTGCCGCCACCGGTGAGCCCAGTCAGGACCGTTGAAAATGGGGAAAAGTTGATGCCCGAGTAGTTCGATCCGGCGACCATCAGAGGCATCGCTGTGCCGTTATCGGCGCCGATCTTGGATTCGGCATAGAGGAAGTCCGCGCCCGCGCTGTCCCAGCCGCCCGTAGTGTTCGGGTTGATCGCGTAGATCCGGGAGTTGACGGAAACCACTGCCGACGTGAATCCTGCCGGGACAGTGAACGTGCTCGACGCCTTCGCAGACGGAGTGGTCGACACGGCGAAGTTCGGAGCCGAGAAGTAGACGGACTGCGGCTTAACCGGGCTCGCCAGCGCGGCATTGTCGATAATCCCCGCGGGCAGGGACAAGGTGCCGGTGATGGCCGCGTTGCCGCCGATGGTCGTGTCGCCGTCGAAGTCCGCGGTCCCGTGAACCGCCAATGGGCCGTTGATGTCCAGTTCGCCATCGACCGTGACCACGCCCTCCGCTGTGACGGACGTGCCGGACAGGTTGAACGCGGACGACTGCTGCTGACGCTGCGCAGCCCGGGCCTGCTGACGCAGATACCGTTGCAGACTCGGGCCGGTGCTAGGAAGGCGGCTCATCAGACCTCCCTCACATCCGCGAGCGTCCAGTTGACCTGGACCTTGCCGTCGTCAGGAACGTGGACCGCACGATCCAGCACCCGCGACGTGAAAACCAACGGCCGCTCAGAGGCGAACACGTCGGTGTCGAGCTCCACGCGCACCGTGTCGCCGCGGGCCACGCCAGTCCAGTCCGGGTCGTCCTCAAACGTCGTCAACGTGAACACGGTCGTCATGCCCGAACCGGCCGCGAGGTCAGCGTCAGCGTGGCGCTGCAACGTGGCAGGGATCACAACGTCGGTGTAGGTGGCCGTCTTGGTGCGCCTCGGGTAGCCCGCGGTGAGAAGTGCCGTGGCGGTCGCGGTCTTTCGCAGCTGCGCGAGTTGGTCGCCCGCGCCAACCGCGACAGCAACCGTGATACCGGGCGACTGCTGCCGGGCCGGATGGCTGATGACGTTGCCGCCACGCCTGCCGCCGATCACGGCGTAAGGCTGAGCGCCAGGGAACAGGGAACCGAGCAATGTCACGACGGGCGGGGCCTCAGGTGGCACCCAGTCTTCGGTTGATTCAACGTATTCCAGGACTGCGACGGGGTCGACGGACCCGAGCCGGTCGCCCTGCACGAGAACACGGGTCGGGTTCTCAAGGGTGCCGCCAGTGTTGACATACCAATTCGGGCCGCCCGCGTGTTCTCCGAGACGGCGGAACTCCTCCTCGACCGTCGTGGTCCCCCACGCGTCGATGGTCAGATCCGACACAGCCGCGCCGGTCGTGGTCCCGAGGATGATGCCCACGTCCTGCCCTGCGATGGCTTGCGCGTCACTGATGAGACGCCGTTGCAACACGTGATCGTTGGTGTTCGTCAGAGCGAACGGGACGGCAGGGCAGGTCTCGAAGAACGAGCCCCACTCAGCGAAGGAGAAGTCGAAGGTGCGCGGCCCGGACTGCCGCTCGCCGAGCATCATGCCCGACCACTGCGGGACACCATCCCGGCAGATCAGGATCCCCGACATGGCACACGACAACGCCGGCCGCCAGAACGAACGACGCGGCTCAACGGTTGCGGAGAACGACGCCTCGCCGTGATCGGACAGGGGCAGGGTGAACTCCAGCCCGCGGGCCGGAATCAGCTCCTCGATGATGTGCCCGTCATCAAATCGCGTGGCGTAGACCTCGTACATCAGGCTCAGGCGTCCGCAGGGAACGGAGGGAACGCGGCGAAGGACCATCCAGTGAC